AGGAGATCGTGAATCTTTTTAAAAAAATAAAAGAAGGATGGAATAATATTTGGATACCTCAATTACAAAAGAAAAAATCTGAAATTGAACTTGAGAGAGATAAACAATATGAAATAAAATGGGTATGGTATCACACACTTTTGGCAATTGAACTGGCGATAGCTAATGTTTTACTATTATGGATAGCGATAGAAATGTAGTCTGTATAAAATGGGGAGATAAATTTTCTGCAGATTATGTAAATAAATTATACAATATGGTTCAAAGGAATCTTAGTCTGAAGCATAGATTTATATGTTTAACTGAAGATCCGACTGATTTGAATCCCAATATAGAAGTTATCCCTCTCACAAGGAATGACTTAGAATATTGCTGGAATAAATTGGTATTATTTGAGAAAAAATTATATAATATTAATGGTACTATATTATTTTTTGATTTGGATGTAGTAATAATTAATCCAATTGATGATTTATTTTTATTTCAGCCCAAATCTGAATTTGCTTCCGTTAAGGATTGGGGGTTTCCAGATAGATGTCTTAATGCTTCTATAATGAGAATGAATGGAAATTTTGATTATATTATAGAAGAATTTTATAGACTGCGCTCTTCAGGTCAGTTAATGGAATCGCGAGAATATGACGATTATCTTGGAAGTTTTGATAAAGTTACATATGTGTTACCAGATATACCGCCATTAATTTTTTATGGAGATCAAGAATGGACAACATATCAATTAACACAACGAAAAGCGAAAATAACTTGGTATCCGGAAAATTGGTTAAAAAGTTACAAGTTTGGTTATGATATGAGTGCTAAAATAGTAGTATTTCATGGGTCGCCCAAACCACATGAAGTGGATGACAAATGGGTTAAAGAGAATTGGAAATAAAGTGGCACAGAGAAGAGGAAGAAGTTTAGAATCAGTATCAAGAAAAAAACCTACACCAAAAAGAACTAGTATAGGTAAGTCTTTACATTCTAGACCAAAAAATAAACACAAGAAAAAGAGTTGGAAGAAATATCGTGGTCAAGGATGATGATGGAAAATACCATTATATACCCCTACACAATAGAGACTTTGAATTAGAGACTTTTCTTGAAATTAAATATGATAAAAATGGTCATGTTAAGGGACAACATTACCGTAAAAAGAAAAGAGCAGTTACATGGCCAGGACGCAAAGTAGGTTGGACAACATGGTTTGTACGAATAAAATTAGGAGTTTAGGATAAAATGGTAAGAGTAGAATCAGCTCTAAAATGGATGGTGGAAGGTTCACTTTTAAAGAAGCTCAAGATGATTAGAGCTCAAATTTTAAGTAAGAATTCTGATGCGGTAGCAATACCAGATAAAGATCTTCACGTTATTTTAGCGGCGGGATCTGAGTGGGAAAAATTAAGAAGTTTATTTGAAAAATTTGATTTTTCAGAGCCAAATTTTCACATGGATATTGAAATGCCATTTAAAAGCATTGAAAGAAGCAATAAAAAATCTTGGTACGTTAAAATGAAACTACAACAAGATTGGAAAGATTACACAATGGATTTATTTCAAGGTAATCCAGATCCTGGCAGAATATTTCATATCAATTTAGCCAATCTTTCCGGTAATAAAATAGATTCAGTTCCAATAATAAAAGAACAGAAAAATCATCATAATATAAATCCCAAAAAATATCATAAAAAATTTAAAGACTTCAGAAGGAGATATTAACATGAAAACATTCAAAGATTTTAACGAAGGAATCATGGATATACTCACCAAAAAAGGTAGAGAGAAAAGAAAAGGTGAAAAGGCCGAGAGACAAGCCAAAGAGAAGACTCAAAAATCAAAAGAGTCTGAGATCAAACGAATGGATGATCTTGGTATGAAAGGTTCAGGGCAACAGACACTTTCACCAGAAGAAAAGGGGGAACTTGCTAAACTAAAATCAAAACACGCAGATTTAGTAAAAAAAAGACAAGAAAAACATCGAAGTCAGGGACCTAGATAAATGAAAACTATTCAAGAACATTTAAATGAAGGTATGCCGCACGGTGCTATAGCAGGATTTGATGGCGATGATGGAGAAATCACAATTTATAAAGATGGATCTGGATTTTATGGTGATACAGGTGAGTTTGATTTTTCAGCTAAAAATGTGAAAGAACTTAAAAAAATATTAAAGGACATAGGGGCTAATCCAGATAGACCTTCTTTTGGGGAGTTACCAGAAGATCGTGACTACAGAAAAGAATACGACAATTATCATGCTCATCCAGAACAAAGAGAACGTAATGCAGCTCGATTAAGAGCTCGTCGGCAGATGGTGAAGGCAGGTAAAGTAGAAAAATTTGATAAGATGGATGTTCATCATAAAGATAATAATCCGTTAAACAATGAAGAAGATAATCTTGCTGTAACTACTCAAAATTGGAATAGAGCAGAACCAAGGTTAAGAAAAGAAACATTTAAAAGTTTTCAAGAATATTTCCATGAATCCAGACTAGATGATAAACTTGACAAGCTTGTTCATGATGAAATCAAGAAACGTAAACTTGCAAAATTTCCAGTTAATGCTACTGATGATATTAAAATGAGAATGAAACCCAACAAACCGGCATTCAAATTTCCTTCACCAAATAGTGATATGATGATTCATGTGTATCTTAGAAAGATGGTTCCGAGCAAGGGTCAACCAAAAGGAATGATGGCATTTAATTATCAGTTAGAGGATAAATGAAAACCTTTGAACAATATCTTGTAGAGTTTGATTTTCCACAAATTTATTGTGATATGGATGGAGTAATTGCTGATTTCATTACATTTACAAAAGAACATTTAGGACATCCGTTTAATGATGACTACTGGCAAGATCTACCTGAAGATTTGTTTTATCAACTTCCACCAATGCCCGATGCAAGAAAACTATGGAATTACATAAAGCAATTTGATCCTTTTATATTAACAGCAATACCAAGAGAAACTAGAGGGCCAATTGCAGGCAGGGCGGCGGAAGATAAATCCCGATGGATGAAAAAACAATTTGGTCTTAATAAAGAAATGATGCGTCCAGTTATGAGGCGAAATAAATCCAATTTTGCTAAAGATGGTATAGATGGAAGACCCAATCTATTGATTGATGATCATAAAAAAAACGTAGAAGAATTTAAAAGTGCAGGAGGTATTGGAATTCATCATATTAATGCTGCATCAACTATTAGAAAATTAAAAAAATTAGGATATCCATAGAAATGATTGATGAAAGGATAATATGTCTTGGTTAGGAAATATAATTAAATCTGTTTTTAATAATGATGGTTCACAAAAAAAGCCCTCAGAGAAAAAACCCACTTCTAAAAAAAGTGAATCGGCTGTGAAGTCTTTTACCTTAAAAACTATGAGCAAAAAACAACTTGAAGAACATGGTAGAACTCTTGGAATTGAATTAGACCGAAGAAAGACTAAAGCAAAACTTATTGCACAAATAAAAGCTGCTCAATAATGAAATCCTTTAAACAACATCTAAAAGAATTTACTATACAGAGCACATCAGACATTGTGTTTGAAGTTGGAAGTCAAGGACAGGGTTCTTCAGGCATGAACATTCCTATCTCTGGCCCCATGTTCAAAAGAATATGGCCAGATACGATTCGTGCAATAGTCTTTCATGCAACAGATGCAGAACATTTAGCCGGATTAAAAAGACTTGAGGGAGGAAAGAAATCCATCTCAGCATTTTTTTCTATGATGGCCAATCAAATGGAAGGTGGTATTGCAACAGATGGTGGCGTTGTTATAGAAATGGAAGCCGATATACTTGTATCTGCTAAAGATGATATAATGAGTCGAGTAGATAAGGGAGGCAGAAGATGGGTTGAAATGTCTTGGTTTGAAAATGCACAAGGTTGGGGAAATCCGGCGGGATTCGACAAAGTAGAAAGAGGTCTTAATAATTTGATAAGAAAACTTGTTCTAAAATACCTTGAACCAATAATGGGAAATAAAGCCCGAACTGAACCCGAATTTTATCTTTGGGCTGATATGAAAAGACATCTAAAAGATAGCAAAAAATTAAGTTTGGTAATAAAAGATTATTTTGATGGTGTAGAGAAAGTTATTAAAGCGAATAAAGAAGTAATGAGTAGTATATTTTATGGTTATGCAAGATCAAAAAGACAAACAGATAATGCATGGGATGAACAAATAGTCAATAATATTAAGATTAAAAAACTTCATGTTTTACTAGATGTAGTGG